GGCTATATTATATTCCAAACATGCTGCTGAAAATATTCTAGTCTTTCCATGATCCACTTTATCGATTGGACGCCTTTCATCTTTCAAATAATCGGCATAAGGCACAAAAGGTCTAATACCAGTTGCGATATCACTCATCATAGCGTCATATTTATTTCTGAGCAAAATAGGACCATCACCCTCGAAGATATATTCATTCTCTCCAATAAATGTGGTTTTACCTGGGCCAACCATGTAGGGCATCAAGTTGTAACCACACGATGTGCCTCGCTTAAGACCTGGCATAAAACAATTTCCATCAATACCTGTAATGGCTTCTTGATATGTTAAAACTCTATCATATTTAATCTTGACTTCATCCATATTGAAATTAGTATTTATCAAATTACTAACGTCATTGACGGCAACGTCGAGCCATACCCAATTGAAACGTTCACTATTATCCGGTCCAATTAACTTTTTAAGAGCTAACTTTCCTGGATCTATAATAGTATCGTCAATTTCGAAAGGACACAACATTGCTGGTTTTGAAATAGCTGGAGTAATCAATTCATAAATTGGTGATGGTACAATAGAACTGCCAATGGGACGAAAAACAGGTCGATTAACCTTGCCAATGCATAGGTCTCCCAAATAATCACATTCTTTCTGTTCATCTATCGGCCAACTGAATTTCTCAACTTCAGCCTTACCCTGTACAACAACATCACGCATTAGCGATAGTAAGCTCTCCTGGGAAATGACACTACCATATCCGACACTCTTGTTGTTTCCACCCCAATGAGTGCCCAATATCTTATTGGGATGTTCAGTACTATTCAAAATAATGGGGCCTCCACAATCACCAACTCTTGTAAGAGCTGTATAAGTGCAGTAATAACTCCTATTATAATAAATTGGAGCATAGCTTTGTTCCATTTCCTGAAACACTTTCCCAGCAACTCGAAGCGACTGATATTGAATACGGACATCAGGAAACATGAATAATCTTCTATTCAGAAAACCCTGACGATCTCTCTCAAAGGTCATCAGCATTCCTGGACAACTACGCAAAGCCTGTATAGCTGCATCTTTAATAAAATGGTGAGTTATATCTTTAAATTTTTGTTTAACCTTAGTGTCTATAAGACAATAGTCCTGTTCAGGATCACCAATAGCATTATTAAACATTTCCTTCCAAGTAAGAGTAAAATCTCTACTAGCGGACCTACCACAAAATTTAACAGTAGCATCCTCCGGAATTAAATCAAAATAATGTTGCGGCATCAACATGAAAGAATCTTTCACCATAATCACAACACCTGGTTCCATATTTAAACGATGTTTTGCATTACTCTCAATAACACGAGCAAGAAATATATTATTTTCCATGCTATTGAGCAAGTCCTCAGTATTAGAATCCATTCTTCCTTGCGTTTCAACTTTGGCTAAAACCGCAGACTTGTGTAAACGCACAGACTTAGCTGCAACATTTCTTTTGGCATGGCGATCTTGACCAAAATGTGAAGAAGGTCCAGCTCCTTGAACTTGTGAAAATTTAGGAATCATTTTAAGAAATGCACTGAGTAATCCAATGCTCCCAAGAATCATACTTGCACCTTTGAGAAATTTAAGTATCCTTGGGTTATCATTCATAATAC